AGCAACACCCATTACCGAAGTAATGTCTCTATAAACTTCTTCCACCTTATACAACATTGAAGTCTCGTCGAGGGTCAACTCAAGCGAGACTATAGAGTGTTGTGGAAGTCCGACCGCATTCACCATATTAGCAGTGTGCTGAATACTGCATTTTGTTACGTAGTATTCGAGTGGTACACTACCCACACCCCAATAATACAAGACTTTCGGATTGTTCGCCCATTGATTCTTGCGTTTCAGCCCGAGGAAGCCCCTAGACTTGTTGCGGAGCAGTTCAAACTGCTTAATCAAGGCAATATTACCCTCAAGTCCACGATTGATGATCGGAATCTGCATAGAGATCTTGCGATTTCCGTTAGCCCCTGCACTCACAGGAGCAAAATTATTACCAAGTATCGGTGTCTCTGTGAAGATCACATTTTTATCGTCACCAATCTCGCCCTGCGGAATGGTGTTAGAAGTGATGAGTTGCTTGTTAGTCAAGTCAAATATAAACCAAGGAAGATTCATTACCAACCCCCTGCCATCTGTTGCTCTTTCAGACGGTCAACGAAAGATTTGTGGATAGAGTAGCCAAGTTGCTGACCCACTGCCTGTGCGTTACCCTCTGTCACGGTTACGTTGAATACCATATTCATAGGAGCAGTAATTCCGCCCATCGGTGTGCCTTTGAATGCATAGATGTTGTCCTGTGGATTGAGTTGGATCACCTTACCATCTTTGGTGACTATACCATCATCGATACCGATACTAGCCTTTTCAGCCGACCAAATTCTTTTGCCTGCTGAAGCAGTTCTGTCACCATACTCTTTCCAAATGTCCTTTACTGCATCCCAATCATTCTTGAGAGCACCCCAATCTCCTGTGAAGAGATCTTTAATAAGATTACCACCCTGTGCAAGTGTCTGAATTCCTGCAACTACTGTGTCGATAGCGATTGCCAAAGATTCAAATGCGATAACCAATTGATTAGCGACCAAATTACCGAGCCAAGTGAATGCTCCTTTGATTCCACTATTGTCGTCACCAAAGAGGTTAAGCAGTCTTTGGAAAGATTCTACTATGCTATTAACAGGATCGGACAATTTTTGTAATGGTGGTAAGAATCCGTCAGTAAAAGCAGTAGCAAATTCTCCGATCTTTGTTACCAATTTACCAAGAGTGTCTCCGATCATCAATGCTACTACGGACAATTTAACAGACAAGACATTCATGAATTCGTCTATAGATTTAAAACTTGTGCCTAAGCCTTTTTGTATGGAATCGGTCAGCATTTTAGACACATCTTTCAAGACGTTCCACAGATTTTTTGCTACCGTGATTACTGTTTTTATGGTGTCGGCTACTGCCTGCCCCCACTTTGCAAAGAGGGCACGATGATCTCTTACCCAATCCAACATCTTCTGCAGATAAGGCATAATTTGTTGTCGGATCGGGAAGAAGAATTCCTTGCTCATTATGTCGCCTGCGATTTTGAAAGCCTGTCCGATTTCGGGCATATTCTTCATTATAGACTTGAAGCCTTTGACTAAAAGCCCAATCTTTGCAGTAGCGGACACAATGCCTTTAGAAACACTCTTTTGCATTGTGCCACCAAATTTATTGAGTTTAGTCTCCATAGAGGAGATAGACTTTGACATCTGATCCACTGCTTTCTGAAAGCCTTTCACATCAAACGGAAATTTCGCTTCGTCTTCCATCTTTCTTCTCCTCACAAGCCTTTCTTACTTTTTCAAACAGTCGCCAAGGCAACTGCAGGAAAAACTCTGCACTAGTGAAAGTTTTGCTACTCATGTTTAAGGCTTCTATGAGTAGCCACTCATCACTAATGTCTATGGCATTAAAAATCAGTTTTAGCGGTACTATGCCATCTAGTCCGCTTCGTAGTCGAAAAAATTAGTAAGGTCAAGGTCTGTAGTCCATCTGCGTTTACACTTCATACAAACACATTCTACCTTACCAAATGGCAGGGAAGTTGCCTTTCCGAGAGCAGTCAAATCAGAGAGTGGCATTTTGCGGAAAATCATGTCTCCATAGGCAATTCTGTCTTTCTCTAAAATTTCCCTGTCGTCTATCTTGATTATGCATTCTTTGTACACTTCAAACTGCATTTGTGTGTCGTCGTCGGGATACTTGCGGAATGCTTTAATGAGATCCTTAATCAATGGTCTTCTCATGAGCAATTTTTCAGCCGAGAAGACTGTCTCCTGTGTCTTAGAGTTTACAATCTCTATCTTGTTGCAGGAGAATTCGACATTTTCATTGTCAATCGGGTCTGCTTCGGGAAGTGGATCTGCGAATTCGTCGAAATGCTCGATAATCGTACCACACTTGCATTTATAGCGACCCTCTATCTTGTCGATTCCACGAGCGAGAGCCATTCCGTGCACTGCTATTGCATATACTGTGTCAAACGGAGCATTCTTGTAGGCTTCACGAATCTGCTTCTTGTCTTCGATATCGCCAAGAGATTTAGTACAAGACACTGCAAAAGCGAGGAATGCTGAATAGATGTCTCCATTCGCACCTACTTTCTTAACTTCTGCAATGTCTGCACCCGACATTTCACGGAGTTCAACATCTTCAATCTGTTCTCCGTCAACTTCAATTCTAATTGGTAATTTCATATGACTTCTCCTTTAATATGAAACTTAGTTTACAGGTGTGATGTCGTAAGGAAGCAGGGTAACGTTGATCTGTGCATAAGTTGGGCTTCCTGCGTCGAATTCGTTTTCAGAGAAATGGTTACATTCTACTGCCGACCAAAGTTCTCTGTCGTATTCAGTTCCGTCTGCGTCACATCTGATGATTGTAACGTCGTGCTTTTCCTTTTTATGGAAATAATCTTTGAAGAATTTACGTGTCTTTGTATTTCTTCGGGTTTCATAAGTCAACTGCACCTCGGGCATGGTAGTAACACCACTCTGTACCTTGCGGATACGGTTGAATGTCGGCACGTCGATAGTACCATTCTCAAGCGGTACATCTCCAAAGCGTGTCAGACCCTCTATTTCTTCGCCATCGTAAAGCACTCTGACTTTACCTGCCATAGATCCATTCTGCATAGCATTCTCCTTTGCGTTTCACGCACGTTTCACGGTATTTTCCTTGCACTCGGTGGGGTTAGGTGGGGCTAGAGCCTTCCCCATGCCCCGAAAGTGCAACGGAAATACCTTTCTTGTTAAGCCACGGTCTTGTAGATAAGACCACAACCTACCTTTATTGATCCTGCAGGAGCAGGGAACATAAACCAAATGTCTATATTGCGTTCGCCTGCCTGCAGTGTAGCAACACTGTTGTTTGAAGCGTCAGCAATAACCTCAAATGCGTCTTCGGTGGTTGAGAGAGATCCGTCGTCTTTCTCATACTGTCCGAATGTCTCACCCTCTTTGGTAGATCCGTTACTACCCGATCTCCAAAGTTTGTTCATAAACTGCAGTACTGCCATTCTGTCCTCACGAACGTTGGCAATAGTGTTAGGTGTGTTCTCGCTATCCTGCAGGGAATCTACACAAGAAACCTTGATGAAGTTTCTTTCGATCACTGCGTTAGCGTAGCGGAATTCCTTGGCAGTAGATGGTGTGAAAGCATTACGCAAGATAAAGCCTTTACCTTTCATTTTCTGAATCACGTTGATTCCTGCTTCTGCGAGATCTGTACGATCTTCGTCTTTGTCGGCAGTGTATCCGATTACAGAATTTACCCCTGCAAGTGCACAATTTTTGCGAGCAGGAGAAGAGTGAATACCATTCTGCTCAATAGAGTAGATCCATTCACCCATCACATGTCCTACGCAAGGGATCTCACGGTCGGGAGCGACAGGAGATGTACTGAATGGATTTGGCACTCCAAGCCAATTGCCTACGAGCAGGGCATCCACTTCGTCAGATCTTTGGAAGAAGTTTCCTGTGTTAATCATAGCCTGCTTTGTGTGGAGACCGTATTGAGCAACAAGCACTGCGATAGGATTGTCGTCACGGTTTCGGCAATACTGCTCCAATGCTGACTGTACTTGATCATTGGCAGTCTCACAGAGAGCAAGCAGTCTGACAGGCAATGTGTCGAATGCGTTAAAGTAAGGCTTCCAAGCATTCACGTTAGCAGGCATAGTTCCTGTAGTTCCACCCGAAAGGTAAGCCAATACTGCGGTAACAGGAAGTTTGTTTTCCACTGCGGTCGCAGTAGTGTTAACCTGTACTTTGACAAAAGAAGACTGTTCAAATACCTGTGCCACGTAGTGGTCGGGGTCGTCTGTGTTGAGAGTACACCAAATTTCGCCGAGTGTAACATCTACCTGTGAAACAATACCTGTCAGAGATTTGCGGTAAACCTTGAGTTTGAAGCCCATTCCCTGTAATATGTAGTCTGCAACGTCAGCCATTGTCACTGCGTCGGCTACCTCTACAGTCTTTGCACTTTCAGAAAGAGCAACAACTGTGGTATATGTGTCACTGCCCGATCCACTTCCGACATAATGGGCACGAACGATATCACCTACGTGAAGACCTGCACAAGATTCTACTGTGAAGACCTTTGAAGCATAAGAGGAAATAGCAGTCTCGAAGTAAGCACCTCTCTCTACTGCAATTCCTGTACGGTTGGCAAAAGTACCGTATTCGTCTTCGCCTTGGTAAGAAGCCTTAACGGTGAGGATAGTCTCATTTGCTCCATCTTTCAGAGCCAAACTTGCCTGTACTGCACCTGCTCCCACAGGAGAGAGAACGAAGATCGATCCCGAAGCCCCTTTAAGGTTAGCAAAGAATCCGTTAAGACAATCCCAACCATAGGCATTCTTGTTGGTCTGATCTCCAAAGATAGCCTTACCCTCAATATCAGATCTCAACTGAAATGCTTTGTTGTACTGTCTGTCAAAATAGCCGATAAGACCTGCGATGCTGAAATCTGCAGGCTCTACCGATCTTTCCTTTTTGGTGGGAAGATTAGCACCATAAACACCAAGTCTTCTCATTTTTATTTCTCCTTAATCTCGAAGTATTTAGCATACTCACCGAGTTTGACATTTGTTACATCAAGTGTATCGCCCTCTGTTCCGCAAGCGTTCCACTTGTACCACTTGCCACCAATCTTGAATTCTCTAGGTTGTGTGGCTAAATTTTTGGCAAAGGTGTGACATTTCTTAGTCTCCCCGATCCCTTTGTTATTGTCTGCCATAAGAAATCCTCCTGCAAACTAAGTTTAATATTGTAAGCCACAGAGGGCTGAATATCCAAATAACTAGATGGCTCTGTATCAACTGCACTATCAGTCCACTCGAAAGTAAACCTCTTACCGTTGACCCAAAGCCTGTTTTCTTCAAGGAAGCGTCGCACATAAGTCGCCACTGCCTGTGTCATTTCGGGGCTTCCGCCCACTACTTCAAGGCGAGCAGTCCACTCTTCAAACTGTGTCCTAGCCTTGATGTAAACCTGCTCACCGAAGATCTTGTATTCCTCACGTCGAATGGCTCTAAGATCGGGAGTAGGTGAAGTAAACCACAACACTACAGATGGCAACTTCATATCTTGGTCGTAGTAGCCGATCCCGATAGGTGTTTCTAAGTAGCACACCCCACTAAAATCTTCCAAGATCTGCTCACCGTCTTCAGTATCTTCAAGGGTAGCCAAGTCTCCGACAAGTCCTTTAATCTGATGTCGGTGTGATCCTATCCCAAGCACTGCACCATCTACTATGTTGGTGATGTCGGGCAGTTGGATCTTGCGTTGACCCTTTATTACCGAGATATTACCTATCGGGTAACGAGGAAGTTCCATTCGCAGGAAGCCCCTCAAAATGTCCTGTGGCAATTCGTCAGTCACTGCTCGTATATTGTTCACTATGAGCGTGTCTGCAAAGTCTGATAGGATCACTATGTCAAAGTGGTCGAATGGTCGATATGGCACTATTACTGTGTCAAAGTCGGCTATCGGCACTTCAAAGAGTTCACCATCTATGTCAATAGCGTAGCGAGCCTGCTTCTCTTTCTGTAATTGTACCACAGGGAGACGCAAACTGCAAGCATTGAAAGCAAGGTCTGTTGCTTCACCGTCGTCGGCTATGTCAAAACTGATCCTCTTTCCGTATGAGCCTGCAGGGATAGTAAACTGTAAAGAAGCGTCAAGACCCCCTGTGTATTCGGGGATCTCACATAACTGTACTTCGAATTCTGTCGTTACTTCATCAAGAGAAGTGAGCGGAGCAATTAATCTTTCCATACACCACTCCTCAAATAAGCGTTAATCTTGCCTGCCATAGCACCGTCTCGCTTCTTTATGTCTTTCAGAACTCGCTTATAGGCTTCGTGCATAGCAGGTCGAGCAGGAAGTCTGCCACCGTGATTGAGAACACAACCGTATTCATGAATGAGCAAAAGCCCATGATTGTCGATCTTACTGTCGTGGTGTTTTCCTGTCATTCGTACCACATAGCCATCTTTAGTGCGGAAGACCCTCATACCCTTGATATAGGTATATGACCCCTCAAAACCGAGACCATAGAGAGGATTTTGTGGCTTTGCATATGCTAGTCGGATTTTGCGTTGGATCGTACTATCTGCAAGTGGTGTGAGTTTGAATTCGTTATTCAGAAGCCCCGATCTCCAATAAGAGATAAAGTCGTTAGCGTCTCGCTTTCGCATAGTATCTATACGATCTTTATAGATTATCGGGAGACGCTTGATTCGTGCTTTAATGGCTGAAGTCTTCTGTGAATATGTCATTCTTTTAGTGCAAAGGTAACGTAGGTAGGTGTCTGATTGATACGGTTTGCAAAGCCTATCTGCGATATCTTCATTTCCTTGCCATCTAAGGCTACTGTCATACGAGACAAATCAAACTCGTCGAGTATCAAATCGTCGAGATCCAACATACCAAGATCAGCCCAAGCAAGAGCCGATGTGTAAATCAGTGCACTGCATTCGTGAGAAAGCCCTGCCTTTGTGAGTTGCTTCTCGTCGGGATTTCTCTGAATAGGATAAGCACTGACTTCGATAGACGACGTGCTCTTGGAAACCACCGTGCCAAGAGATCCTCTCTTAACGTCTGCTTCCGAGCGGATAAAGAATTCAAGTCGTTCTCCCCACTCACGCACTGTGTCACGTATGTCCACAAGTGCCTGTCGTCTTTCCAAGTCAGTCCTCATACAATACCTACCACATACTTCTGCAGGATCTGATAAGCATTGCGGTCAAATTCCTGTCTTACATCGTGATATTTGCCACGAGCACCATAATTCCTGCCATAGCCCTGTACATTCAGCGATCCACCGCCTGTGCTAGAGCCAATAAAGCCCAACACAAATGAAGCAGTGAGCAGGACACAAGCCCTCTGCACATCTGCAAACTGTCCACCATAAGTGTATCGTACTTTCACGTATTCTCGGAAATCACCGTCTGCGTAGCCCATCTGCTTGTCGATATGAATAATGTTGCCCTCAATCTCCAAGATGTCGATAATGCCACGATTTGAGAAGTAAATTCTGCCTGCCTGTGATCGTACCTGTTCTGTGCATTCGGAAACGTCTAACGGAGCGTAGCGGAGCACTATAGGTTTCACCTGCTCTTCGAAAGTCTTGTCTATAAAGGCATCCGACACGTAGTCGTAAACCTTGACTTTCAGTGTGTCTGTGATAGGATTTTCGCAGGCTATGAAGTCTAAGCCGATTTCGGTAATCTTGCCAAAATTGGTATCGTCTCCAACGTGTACACCGTTAGTGTCACAGAAAATCTTTCCGTCTTCTACTGTGCCATGCTTTACTACTAAGTGGGTAGTATTGAGTTCATACTGCTCCAAGAGTTCTCTTACATCATCGTGCATCATTTGCGGTCACTCCTATTACTACTCCCACTATCGTCACTATCACTGCCCCCAATGACGAGATCCCCACTATTCGCCAAGTCTGCAAGGATTGCTTGCATCTTTTCATATCGGCTTCTAACTGCTTGGAGTTGTTCTCGGAGTTGAGATAGAGTAGAAACGTGTTCTGATAAGCATTCTCCAAGTTCTGTATTTGTTTCTGTTGCTTCTCGATAAGCGTCTGCATATCGGTCGTTTGCTCTTCGAGCGTCTGCAAGGTCAGATCTATATCTGTCCACGGATTTAGAAAGAGCGGAAACTCGACAGGTTTGGATTCCTGCGAGTGTAACGGAAGCGAGAAGAGTGAAAGCAATAATAAAATTAAGAATTTTCTTCCACACATTACTGCTCCTTGTTGTAGACCTCTCGAATGTTCACAAATTCTGTGAGCATGTCCTTGGTAAATTTGTTGCATTTGTCTCTGAAAGCGTCAGTAGAGAAGTAAGGGTTTTCCACTCTCTTCAATACTGCATTATAGACAAGTTGTTGCTTGATCGACACATACTTTTCATCGCCACGCTGAATGTGGTTATAAAGTATGGCTTCCTCAAGCACATCACACATCTTTGAAATTACGTATTTGGCTCGCCACACATCATCATCACAATGCACAGTGAAATCGGCAGTGAGACCCTCTGCAGAAGCATGTAGGAAAGACATCTGCTGACGCATAATCTTTCGCTCATTTTCCTCAATATCAGCCTTGCCCAACTGTACCGATTTTGTCTTGATCTGTAACTTACCTGTGCGGAGCAAGATATAACCCACTATCATTATAATGAGCAGGAGTATCACACCGTAGAGTGAAGAAGCCTTTTCAACGAGAGCAGGTAACCAATCCATAATCAACTCCTAGAGTGCGATGTCGCCGTCGTCGTATCTTGTATATTCAGTTGAATCCACTGTGATCGAATCTTCGCCAACTGCCGAGATGGCTTCTTCTGAAATACCTGTTGAAGCCCCAACCAATGCCTTGTCTGAAGTAGTCGGAGTTTCCATTTTTGTGTAAAGAATGTCTGTATCGTGCTTCCAAGCGTAGAGTGTCGCTCCTGCCTGCGGAATGTTAGAGAGAGTAACTGTTACCTTTTTCATTCCGTCTTTGCCCTCTGTAGGTGTAATTTCTACAGGGTCTGTATAGTCTGATACGTCAATAGTGGCTTCTTTATTATCTTCAAGATCACCACTCTGTGAATCCACGAGAGCATTAAAGCGTGATGCCAACTGTAAATTCTGCATCATTGGGTTTGATCGGTCGATAGCCTTAACAAGTGTATCTGAAAGTTTCTGTTCCATGTTTTCTTCCTTTGGTGTAACCCATACCTAAAAAATCTGCTACCAACCATTGCGGAATAAGGGCTACACCATCTTTTATTTCCACGTGGTAACCATTATAATCAAATTCTGCGTTAATAGGGTCAGAGGGTGTGCTATCGGGGTGAAACATCCGCCATAAGGTTTCGTCTCGTTCCTCTTTCTGCTCCTCTCTGACCTCTACCTTGGGAATGGCTACCTCTTTCTTTACGGTAACCAATTCCCTGCGTGTTAACAGTGCCATTATTTTGTACGGAGACCTCTGTGCATGAACGATGTGGCTTCGAATGCGTCACAAAGTGCGAGGTAACTCTTTACCATAAATGGAATGTTGTCGTCTGTGATGGCAAGTGGTGTCATTGTTACGAGACCACCAAATTTGTCTCCACCAACGTTTGTATAAGGCACTTTTCCAAGACCTTGATACTTGTCCAAATCCCAAAGCATTACAGTTTCGGGAGCAACACCACCTGTAGCAACGAGCGGGAGATCGTCTGCCATAGCGTCTGTAACTGAAGCAGTGATTGATGGCTGATCGAATGAGCCTGTAGCAACCAACTTCAATGTAGGATTCTTTACGCTTGGGTCTGTAGTAAATTCAACACCTGTAACGTCTGAAACGTAAGTTCCTGTACCGTCATAAGTGCAAGCAGGAATAACTGCAACGAGTTTTTCTGTGCTTGTAGTCTTAGAACAGTAGATCTTGTAGTAAGAAGCGTTTTCTACTGCATCCCAAGTGAGTTTAGCACTGTGAGCGGAATCTGCCCAAGTGTCTGTAACTTCAGCACTAGCAAGAGTTTCACCGTCGAGTGTGATGGCTGATACTTGGAAGAAGTAGTCACCTGCAGGCACTGTACCTGCTCCTGTCTTCACAAGAGTTACTGTACCCATCTGATCTGATTTTGCGTTACCCATATCTGCAACAGGAAGAATTGGGATATCACGGTATGTGGCAAGTCTCCAACCACCGTTGATTTCAACGTGTCCGAGTGTACCTGCATTACCCTGCATAAGTCGTACGTTTGTCAAAAGACGTGATACGAGTGACTGCATTTCGGGTGACATCATCAATACCTTGTTGTGTCCTGCACCATTCTTACGAATGTTAGCGTCGATCATATCATCAAGGAATGCGAGATCTGTAGGCACTGTACCACCACGTGCTTCGTTATAGCGGTTAGACTTGATGATCTTGTCCAAACCATCGAATGCGTATTTGTTAGCACCTGCGTTACCAAACTTCAATCCGTTGATAATGTCGTATATGTGTGCCTGTAAGTGGTTTTCCATTTCTGCAGTAGAAGCATCAATAAACTTCTTTGATGAATCCTGCAGGAAGTTAGTAACTGCACCCTTACGACGCAGAATCTTGAGTTCTACGCTTGCACGTTCGTAAGATCCCTGTGATGTCGGTGTTGTAGCACCCTCACCCATAAATCCGCCTGCTCTTGGCAACTTCTTCAAACGGTTGAAACTGTGAAGTTTCTGATTGTCAAATTCGGGCTGAATTACTGCCATTTCGGGAGAAAGACGTACCACTGTATTAGTGATGATCTTTTCCAACTTCTCGGGGATAAGTGCTTCACCCGATCCTGCCTGTGATGTCAATGCTTTCTGAATGAGTGTCTTACGTTGAGCACCCAAAGCGTTGTACTGTTCCAATAAACCTTTCATAGCGGTCTCCTATAGTCTACTTATTGTGCACCGAAGAGTGATGTCATTACGTCAGAGAGATCTCCCTCACGCTTGGCATTGTTAGCACTCTTGTTTACAATTGCTTCAATTTGGCGAAGTACCTGTGTGCTCTTATTTACAGGAGCAGGGGTCTTTACCAATCCAAATCCTGCGATCATGCTCTCTACTGCATCAGTAAGAGCGTCTACCTTACCCTCGAGACGAGTGTAATCAGCGGACTTTTCCACCTTAGCAGGAGTAGCACTCTTCTTAACTTCTCCCTTAGTAAGGATAGCCTTGAGTACTGCAAGTGCCTTTTCAGTGTCTGTGTCTTCTGCGTTGAGACGTTCTTCGGCATCATTGTTTGCCACTTCGTCGGGAGTAGTAGATTTCTTTACGAGCGGATTATCGCACTTTTCTACCTCTTCCTCTTCTTCGGTAACTTCTGTGCCGATTTCTTCCTCGTCTGCCGAAGCCATTACTTCGTCAGTTGCAGGAGCATCCATATCTTCAGAGATTTCCTCTGAATCCAACTGTTCAAGAAGAGAGCGAATGTTACCAAGAATTGCTTTCTCTTCGGGTGTGAGTGATTTGTTCACTGCCTGTTTTGTGGACTTCTTCATTTTGCCACTCCTTGTAGTTTTGCCCACTTTGAGAT